GATTGGCAGACCTTCGGGGTGATGCACACCACCCAGGATAAACAAGGTTTTGACGATCCGCAGTCGTTCTACCACCTACACCGTTACACCGCTATGACCGCGCCTTACAACAGGCTGGCGGCTGGCGGTGACACCGCAGACACGTTGGCTTTAGATAAAGCGTTTAAAGATTCGGCGGTGAAAGAGTTTGAAGAGTGGGTAATTTTGGCTAGCTCACAAGACATTATGTCTTTTACCGGGGCTAACGGCGCTTCGGTGCCAGACGGCGCAGGTTCAACAAAACCGTTCAACGCCAGCTATACTATGGGCAAGTCCGCACAACAAATAGAATTGACTGGCCTAATTGGCACTACTTTTGTGCAGACTAACTACATATCGACTGCTATTCCGGTCGATAAAAAGTTCGGCGGCGGTAACAACATCAGAATGTTGATACGTGCGGCACCCGGACAAAAAGCGGCGTATGTTTCGGGAAACCCAACGGGCAGCGCCACCCCAGCTTACATATCAGATTTCTATGATTCAGAGATGGAGATGATTTTGCCTCGCCATCAAACCCTGAAAATCATTGCTGTGGTGCCGTCAACTATGAACCAATACGATTTTGACGTAGTAGTAGAGGTGGTGAATCAGCCTTATGTATAGACATACAACCCCAACCCCTATGAAATACATCTTGCATAGCGATTTCGGTCGCGTCAGCGAAGTGCCGCTAATAGATTTTGAGTTTGAGGCTGAAACGGTGTGGGGCGACTACCCAGGTTCCCGCACCGGGACTGGCAGGTACTGCGATCTTTTCAGTGCCGGTATTCCGGTGGGCCGGCTGTGGGCAAACGGTTTAACTGTCGGGCTGCTGCATCTGGCTGTGGTGGGTGACTTTCCTGTACAGCGCACCGCTGAGATTCAGCATTGGAACGCGGCGATGGACATCAGGCAGAGCTTCCACTTGCAGGTGTCTGCTGTCGAAGCGTTCGATTCGATTGCCGCTAAATATGATCACGGCGCTGTCGTTTTGGCTGCGGACCTGTCGGTCATCAACTTCCCCGAGATCGACGCCGAGTTTTACATAGACAGATACGACCCGACAGACACCCGCATCTGGTGCGAAGAGATGCAGTAGTGCGGTGGGCTGGGAGACATCCAACCGAAGAAACAGACTGCCAGATAACTGGGATGCTTTAAGGGTTCCTGTTTTGCGTGATGCAGGTTTCGTATGCGAGTTGCGCTACGAAGGTGTCTGCGTGGGTACTGCGTCTGAGGTGGATCACATCGATCGTGGCGATGATCATTCGCGCTCTAATTTGAGGGCTGTGTGTTTCAGGTGTCACGCAAAGAAGTCCAGCGCGGAGGGTCTTGCCCGTCAGCGCGAGCTACGAGCCCTGAGGAATCGACCGCAACAACGTCATCCTGGTGAGCGGTGAAGCACGCCGACTACGCCTGGGTTGCTTTGGTTGCGGTGATCGTTGCTTACGAGGCGTCGTGTCCTAAAGGCGAATTGTTGTCTGAGGCTGTGGATCGTTACCGCGTTGTGCATCCGTTTGTCATCAACGGTGCGGTCTGCTATTTAGCTTTGCATCTTCTTCGGTGTTGGCCTCACCGCATCGACCCGCTGGCGCAGCTTGCGGCGAGGTTCAGCAAGTAACTGCAGGCCTGGTGCCTGCCTAAGCCCAGGAGGCGACTATGGGTGTTCGTGGCCCTATCGGTAAACGTGACGAGGATCGGGTTCGCAGGAATGTTCCTGAAGATCCGACTGTGACTGTTCAGATGCACGGTCTGGTGACTATCCCAGATCTTGGCGATATGTCGCATCTGGGTGAGACGCATCCGCTTGTCGTTGATATGTATGAGTCGATTAAGCAGTCGGCTTCTGTGAAGTATTACGAGCCGACTGATTGGCAGTTCGCTCGTCTGGCGTTGTACACGCTGAATCAGGAACTTATCGCTGCCGCACATTACGGGAAGCCTGTTGGCGCTATGAAGTTGACTGCGATCAACCAGATGTTGTCTGCGTTGTTGTTGACTGAAGGTGACCGTAGGCGTGCCCGTCTTGAGATCGAAAGAGCCCCCACCGATTTGGTTGGCGGGAAAGTCTTGGATGTCACTGACATGTTGAGGAAGCGTCTCGCTTCTACTGGCGGCTGAGTCTCCCCGGAGGGGTTTTTCTGAGCGCCACCGCTACTTGCTGCTCCCCCTCCGGGGCACCCCTACTTGAAAGAGGCTAGTTTATGACGCTTGTTATCGGAACGATCAAAGACATCACAGGTGTGGTGGATAACACCGCGTGGACGTTCTCGTCTATCTTGCGGGAAAACAACGCTGGCACGCAGCTTGTTACGACGAAGCGTGTTGTGGCGAAGCCTGTTGCCGGCGCGTTGTCGGTGGCTGTTGAGCCGGGGATTGTGATTGTCGGCTATAAAGGCACCGAGTACACAGTTTCTGTTCCAAATCAAACTTCGATTGACATCTGGGATCTGATTTCTATTCAGGTTCCGTTGCCGTCTTCGGCTGTTACAGCGTTCGGTAACGGGTTGGCTAACGCGGTTGATGCTGCGGATGCCAGAACCAAGTTGGGTTTGAGTGCTGGATCGGCTTCTAGCTTCGCCACTTTGGAGTTGGGTGGCACTACCGATACGACGTTGTCCCGTTCTGCTGCAGGCAAGTTGTCTGTCGAGGGCATCGACGTTGTGTTGTTGTCTGGGGCCCAGACGTTGACGGGTAAGACGCTTACTTCTCCGGTGGTCAACACCCCGACTGGTATCGCTAAGGGCGATGTGGGATTGGGGCTTGTCGATAACACGTCTGATGCGACAAAGAATGCTGCTGCTGTAGCGCTCACTAACAAGACGGCTATCACTGCCGCCGGCATCGTCACGGGTACTCAGCTTGCTTCGACTATCGCTACGGGCACCGCCCCGTTGACGGTCACGTCAACCACGATGGTCACCAACTTGAATGCGAACCTTCTTAACGGTATCGGGCAGACTACGGCAGCTACCGCTTCCACAATCGCAGCACGAGATGCATCCGCAAACTTGACGGCTAACGCACTCGTCTCGACGGTTGCGACTGGTACAGCTCCGTTCACCGTTACGTCTACTACGGTTGTACCTAACCTCAATGCCTCCACTGTTGCCGCGTATGGACCCTCGCAAGCTGCCGGGGCCACTACGTTAGCGGCGCGTGACGGCAACGCCAACGTGTCTGCACGCGGGTTTCTACCGTCGTTCACGACGCAGGCTGCTGCTGCAGCGACCACCACGTTGACGATTGCATCGAGTTCGGTTCAGGAGTTCACTGGCGCTGCAATTCAGACGGCTGTGCTGCCAACCACTTCAGTGGTAGCAGGCGCGTCTTACACAATAATCAACAACTCGTCTGGCGCTGTGACGGTGCAATCTTCTGCTCTTGCCACGATCGGAGCTGCCTTGACTATTGGCACGAGCGCCCAGTTCATTGCGCTTATCGCCACACCCACCACTGCAGCTAACTGGCATCGACGCTGATCTTGCTGACCAACTTACAGAAAAAGAAGTTTGTTAATGCCTGAAAAGATTCTCACAACGACATATGCGAAAGTTGAGTCGCTAGGCGACGGCACGCATGTTGAAATATCGTAAAGCTACCTTGACACACACCTAGGGAGTGCTTGTGCTGACTGTGGAGATCACGTTTCCGCTGTTATTTGGTTGTTGCGTTTTATTGTTTGCGGCGATCAGCGCCGTGGACGCTTACTGTTTGGAAAGAATGGAGTTAACGGTGGGAAATGTTCAGAGTGCTGTGGATGCTGTTGTTGAACAGCTTAGTCGGGCAAAAGAAGAGATCTTGGGCGAGATTGATGCTCTCGAACTTCGAGTCGCGGATGGTGAAGTTCCTGACTTGTCTGCGCTGAAAGCTGCCGCCCAGGCGCTTGACGATGTGGTGGCTGACGCCCCCGTCGTTGAGGTCGTTGTTGAAGAGCCTGTTGTCGAGGCTGTTGTAGAGGGTTAAAAACCCAGGCGTGTAGCTCAATGCAGAGCGGCTTGCCACAAGCAGGCCGGTGCCGGTTCGAATCCGGTCACGCCACCACAAAACGTTGAGGGAGTTCGATGTTCAGGTACATGCTCATCTGTTTCGTTTTGTTCAGTTTGGTCGGCTGCGGCTACGGAGCGGAGTTTGACAAGTTGACGGGGCATTCAGCCCCGGCGTCTACGCAGCCCCCCGCCCCCGCCCCCGCCCCTAAATTGGATTGCGATCGGATTTTCCCGTGAACGATGAGTATGCGAAACGGGTACTTCAAGCTGGTATCGACTCAGGTGTCGGCCCTCGCGGAATAGTTATCGCTTTCGCCACAGTATTTGTGGAGTCGGGTTGGCGAATGTACGCCAACCAGGCTGACCCTGAATCGTTGGGGTTCCCGCACGAGGCTTTGTCGTATGACGCTAACTCTGTCGGTTTGTTCCAGCAGAGGGCCGAGTGGTGGGGTACGTGCGCCCAACGGATGGACCCGTATCAGTCCGCGCTGCTGTTTTTCAAGAGTTTGAAGCGCTACCCGTACAACACCGACGCTAATTCGCCGGGTGCATGGGCTCAGCGCGTGCAGGGCTCCGCGTTCCCTGACAGATATGACCAACACATCGTTGAAGCCCAAGCGCTTTATGACCGTTTAACCGGAAATGGAGTTGATAATATGGGTGCTTCCGAGAATGGTTGGCAGCCGGCGTGGGTTGATCAGAACTCGTTGGTGTGGGTGACTGTTCCCGGCACCGAGGTCAATCTGCAAATGTTGAAAGGTCAGCCGGCGAAGATTTTGGCAGCTCTTGCAGCCGACTTCAACGCTTATATCGAACCTTTGCGGGACGCCGACTCTGCCAGCTACACACCCACTAATTCGGTGTCCACCTCGAATCACCTTAACGGGACGGCGATGGATCTCAACTGGGATTCGCATGCCTTCCATGTGAAGGGCACGTTCAACTCCCGGCAGATCAAGACGATTCGCGACATCCTGTCGTTTTACGAGAACACCGTCTTTTGGGCTGGCGACTGGAACGATCCGATCGACGAGATGCATTGGCAGATGGCTTACGCATCTTTCGGTAATCCCAACAACGATTCGTTCATTAAACGCAAGATTCGAGCTGACGGATTTTCTACCTTCGTCAGGGGCCCGATTCTGGCCCCAGCACCGCCTCCGGTAGTACCTGTTAAGCCGCCTGTGAGCGAACTGGATGCCCTTACGGCGTTGGTGGCGCGTCTCAGCGCTGCGTTAGCGCTTCTGCTGCAGATGATTGAGAAAGATCACCCAGAAACCCTCTCGAATTACATCAAAGCAACGACGAAAGGTTAGTGACTTGTTTTCTCCTAAGATTCGACAAACCATCTACGCACTAGGTTTGACAGCCACCTCGTTGCTGTCTGTTCTTTCGCTGTGGAAGATCGTTGATCCGAACACCGCTTCAGTTGTTTCCGCTTCCCTGACCGGGCTGCTGTCGCTGCTAGGTGTTGGTGCTGCAGGCACCGCCGCCGTGGTGGTTAGTAAGCAACGCTCTGACGGCACGCTCGACTACAAAGGTTCAGCCGCCGATCAGGTTGTAGCAGCCATTCAAGCGGTCACTGACCAAGCCAACGAGTCTGTGTCCGATCTGCAAAAGGTCAAGGACGCGGTCACTAACGTCATCAGTGATGTTCCGGTGCTGGGCCCCCTTGGGGCGCAGATTTTCAGAGACATTCTTAAGTAGGCGACAGGAGGTGGGGGCTTGGATGACTAACGTTGAACTAGCCCCCGCCCCGCCACACATCGTAGGGCCGTCGTGGAGAACGACGGTGGACGGCAACTGGTATCTACCTGAACGCACCCTAGGTTGGGGTGTCCTCTCCTGGCTTTCCGAATATGTGAACACACCCGGAGGTCACGACGATCCGGCGCGTCTGCGCCTGCTGATCGAGATGTCGGAAGATGGCATCCCCGTTGGCGAAAACATGTTCATCCCCACCGACGAGCAAGTGCGTGTTCTGCTGTGGTGGTATGCGATCGATTCGTCTGGGCAGTACTCGTATCGTGAAGGCGTGATACGCAGACTGAAAGGCTGGGGTAAAGACCCTTTCGCTGCCGCGCTCGCTTTAGCGGAGCTGTGCGGACCTGTAGCTTTCTCCCATTTCGACTCAGACGGTGAGCCGGTGGGTAAGCCGCGTAACGCGGCGTGGATCACGGTGGCGGCTGTGAGCCAAGATCAGACGAAGAACACGTTTGCGTTGTTCCCGGTGATGATCTCGAAGAAACTTAAATCCGACTACGGCTTGGACATTAACCGTTTCATCATCTATTCGGCGGCTGGTGGACGTATCGAGGCCGCTACATCGTCGCCTGCGTCGATGGAAGGTAACCGCCCTACCTTCGTCATTCAAAACGAGACGCAGTGGTGGGGCCAAGGCCCAGACGGCAAAAACAACGAAGGTCATTCGATGGCTTCTGTCATCGAAGGCAACATGACGAAAGTTGAAGGTTCGCGCACTCTGTCGATCTGCAACGCTCACGTACCGGGTACGGAGACGATAGCGGAGAAAGCGTACGTCGAGTGGCAGGACATTCAGTCGGGTAGGTCGGTGAACACCGGGGCTTTGTACGACGCTTTGGAAGCGCCGGCTGACACACCGATCTCTGAAATCCCCTCCGAGCTGGAAGATCCTGTCGGTTTCGCCGAAGGCATAGAGAAGCTCCGCGAAGGAATTCTGGTCGCTCGCGGCGACTCAACGTGGCTCCCTATCGATGACATCATCAAGTCGATCCTTTCCACTAAGAACGTGATCACCGAGTCCCGCCGCAAATTCTTGAATCAAGTTAACGCGTCGGAAGACTCGTGGTTGTCGCCTCAGGAGTGGGACCGGATCGCTGTCGTTGACAAAGAGTCCGGTTTGCAACCTAAAGACAAAATTACTTTGGGCTTCGACGGCTCTAAGTCTAATGACTGGACTGCGTTGGTGGCCTGCCGTGTTTCTGACGGCAGGCTGTTCCTCATCAAAGTGTGGGATCCCGTCAAGTTCGGCGGTGAAGTCCCACGCGAAGATGTTGATGCCACAGTCCATTCCGCGTTTGCAAGATACGAAGTGGTTGCCTTCAGGGCTGACGTTAAGGAGTTCGAAGCGTACGTCGATCAGTGGGGCAGAACGTACAAGAAGAGGCTGAAAGTTAACGCTTCACCAAACAACCCTGTCGCATTCGATATGCGCGGTCAGCAGAAAAGGTTCGCCTTTGACTGCGAGAGGCTTGAGGATGCGGTGCTGGAGCGTGAAGTTTCACACGACGGCAACCCGACTCTCAGGCAGCACATCTTGAACGCGAAACGACATCCGACTAACTACGACGCTATCGCTATTCGCAAGGCCACAAAAGACTCCAGCAACAAAATCGATGCTGCGGTTTGCGCGGTGCTGGCGTTCGGGGCGAGACAGGATTACTTGATGAGCAAGAAGGCTAGGTCGGGAAGGGTTGTGGCAGTTAGATGACATCCCCTTTACCGGGCCAGGAGAAGATCACAGATCCAGAGGCAGCTCGCGATGAGCTGATCTCGTCTTTCGAGGAAGCTTCACGCAAACTTCGGTCAAACACTTCGTATTACGAGGCTGAGCGCCGGCCTGAAGCTATCGGTGTGACGGTCCCTATTCAGATGCAGTCTCTTTTAGCGCACGTCGGCTACCCGCGCCTGTATGTGGATTCGATCGCTGAACGTCAGTCCGTTGAGGGTTTCCGTATCGGCGGCGCAGATGAAGCGGACCAGGAGCTGTGGCAGTGGTGGCAGACGAATAACCTCGACATCGAGGCTCCGTTAGGTTACACCGACGCCTTCATTCATGGCAGGTCGTACATCACGATTTCGCAGGCCGATCCGAAGATCGACTTGGACTGGGATCCGGCTATTCCGATCATTCGGGTTGAGCCGCCCACGCGAATGTACGCCGACATCGATCCGCGTATCGGCAAAGTGTCGAAAGCTATCCGTGTCGCCTACGACGCGACAGGCGACG